AGAAAAGAATGGGTTGCATGAGGAAGAATTAAAGCGATGTATAACCGAACTTGATGAAATCTATGGATTACGAGCAGAACAATCTGATTTACGATGGTTATTAAATTCAACCGAAGAATTTTGTCAAGAAAAGGCGGTATATAATGCAGTATTGGAATCCATACAAATTCTTGATGGTAAAGGTAAACATGCAGCGGACAAAGGTACAATTCCTAAAATACTATCTGACGCATTGGGCGTTTCGTTTGACACAAACATTGGCCATGATTATATAGAAGATGCTGATAAACGATTTGACTTTTACCACAAAATTGAAAATAGATTACCTTTTGATTTAGATTATTTCAATCGAATTACAAAAGGTGGTTTGCCACAAAAAACATTAAACATTATTCTTGCCGGTACAGGGGTTGGTAAATCCCTGTTTATGTGTCATTGTGCAGCTGCAAATATGATACAAGGTAAAAATGTCTTGTACATCACTATGGAAATGTCAGAAGAACGTATTGCTGAACGTGTAGATGCCAACTTGTTGAATACAGATTTGGATGATTTGATGGGGCTTCCTAGAGATATCTATCATAAAAAAGTTGACCGAGTTCGACAAATGACTGTCGGCAAACTAATCATCAAAGAATATCCAACCGCATCTGCATCATCTACTCACTTTAGAACATTATTAAATGAATTAAATCTAAAGAAAAACTTTATGCCTGATATCATTTTTGTGGATTATTTAAATATTTGTTGTTCATCTAGATTAAAACCTGGGGCTAATGTAAACTCATATACATATATTAAATCAATTGCAGAAGAACTTCGTGGTCTTGCTGTAGAATTTTCTGTACCAATTATGAGTGCCACACAAACAACAAGAAGTGGATTTGGAAATACAGACCCAGGATTAGAAGATACATCAGAATCATTTGGTCTTCCAGCAACTGCGGATATGATGTTTGCCTTAGTATCAAATGAACAATTAGATGCACTAGGTCAAATCATGGTTAAACAATTAAAAAATCGATATTCAGACCCAACGAATTATAAACGATTTGCAATTGGCGTAGATAGAGCAAAAATGAAATTGTATGATGTTGAACAGTCTGCCCAGAATGACATTTCGGATTCTGGCAATCCACAATCATATTCAAAACCAGTTGAAAGTAATGGTAGAGAAATGAAAAATAAATTTGAAGGATTTAAGGTATAATGGAAATAACAAAAGAAGATGCAATTCATTGTGCTGGTGTCTTTAAAGAGTATTTTGATAATTTTGAAAACATATCACAATACATGCGTGATGAAAAATTAAAATCATTGGAATCAATGACAGCATCTTTATTTCCGCCTGAAGATGATTTATTTTCAGATTTCTCTATGCACCCCAATGATATGGATATTGAAGTGTGTGAAATTCCGAATGTAACATGGGAAACCTTGATGAAGATTACATCTTCTCATATTAATAAAGCCCCTGTTGGTCGTAATATTCAATTGGCAGTACGAGAACGTAAAACTCAAAAGATACTTGGGTTTTTACGTTTGGGGTCTCCGTTAATTTATATGAAGCCTCGTAATGAAATGCTTGGTCAAGTATTCTCTCAACAATCAGAATGGTCTAAACGATTTAATGATTCCACAATAATGGGATTTGTAATTGTACCATCACAACCATTTGGGTTTAATTATCTTGGTGGTAAATTGTTATCTGCAATCTGCACATCACACCAAGTTCGAGAATTAGTCAATAAAAAATATGGAATGAATTTATGTTTATTTGAAACGACTAGTTTATATGGAAGTAGTAAAACCGTATCACAGTATGATGGCATGAAACAGTACATTAAATATAAAGGATTAACAGAATCCGATAGTGTTCCAATGATGCACGGTGAAAGATATGTAAACCTTAAGGAATTTGTAGAAAGTAAAGTTGGTGATATTTTAGAAGGTGATGAATCCACAACAAGTAGAAAATTAAGAACTTTTGTAAAGATTATTGCTCTTACTAAAGCTGCCTTAAAAGGAACTGCTGAAGCTGAGGAGTTTAACAAGACAATTGAAAATGCTAAAAGTTTAACAGAACGTAAAAGATATTATGCATCTGATTATGGATTTAAAAATACCATTGATTACATTAATTGTAAAACTGATATATTAATTCCTGGTGAAAATTATGATAAATTTGAATTAAAAAATATTGTAGAGTGGTGGAAAGTAAAAGCATCTAATCGATATGAAACATTAAAATCGGAAGGTAGATTGAGAACAGAACTTGAAATTTGGACTTCTGGAAAAGATATACAAATTATTAGATAAATAAAAAATTAACTGGGAGAATGAAATGAAAGATTTTAGTGAATTATATGTTTCGGGAAAAGGATTACCTGAATACATTAATAGACTTGGTGACAATTTAATTGGATGTGAACTTGGTGTATGGACAGGTGAGAATTTTGCATATCTCTTACAAGCTTGTACCACTACAAAAGTACAATATGGAATTGACCCCTATCAACCATATCAAGATTGGAATAGAATGATTGATACTTCTATTATTGATAATGCTAGACACCAAGCATTTACAAATATGGAAGAATCCGGCCAACAATCTAAAGTAGTATTTTATCAAAAAACAGCAAATGCTGCCTTGTCCGACTTTGAGAATTCAGCGTTAGACTGGATTTTTGTTGATGGCGACCATTCATATGAACATGCCATTGAAGATATTACAAATTATTATTCTAAAGTAAAATCAAAAGGTCTATTTGCAGGACATGATTATTCACTTCCTGGTGTCAACAAAGCGGTACATGAATATAGAGAACTTAACAATATTACAGAACCATTACAATTCTGTGACAATGATGTGTGGTTCTGGTATAAAAATTAATGTATACGTTTATTATAACATCAACAATTAATGCTACTTTTGGATTAATTGACAATACTGCTAGATATCACCAAACCTTAGAAACTATACAATCAATACGAGATAAAGTACCAAATGCCAAAATCGTATTGGTTGATAGTTCATCTGATAGGTTGTCCGATGAATATTTTACAGAATTAAAACAAAAAACAGATTTGTTCATTACACTATTCAACCACCAAGCTACCATAGATTTTAATAGATATCAACAAAAAAGTGCTGGTGAATGTTATATTATGATGATTGCATTATCCGCTATAGTGGAAATGAATATGGTTGGTGACAGAATCTTTAAAATTACAGGTCGATATAAATTATCAGATTCTTTTGACATTACGGAATATGAAAATCCGGATTTAGTCGGAAAATATGTATTTAAAAGTCGTGTAAAATCATGGATGAAACGTGAATTGAGTTTAGTTGATACTAGATTGTGGTCAATGTGCAGTAGTTTATTGGAAGAAACTCAAGATTTATTACCAAAGGTATTAAATATTGTACTAGAAGGAGAGTTTGATTTGGAACATGCGTATTTCCAAACGATAAATTTGGAACATTTAGTTGAGTTTGATAAAGTACATTTAGAAGGCCAAATCGCTTCTGACGGGAGAATACAATATGATTAATCCAATAATAACAATTATAACACCAACAACAGGTTCAAAATATCTTAAACAAGCAATAGAAAGTGTACAGAAGCAAACATATGAAAAAATTCAGCACTTAGTTGTTATTGATGGTAAATATACTTCTGCAGATTCAATTATTTCAGAATATAATCATTTGGATGTAATCCAACTACCATATGCAACAGGTACAGATAAGTATAATGGTCATAGAATTTATGGTGCTTGTGCCTTTTTAGCAAAAGGTGATTATCTATGTTTCTTAGATGAAGATAATTATATGGACCCCAACCATATAGAATCGCTTGTGGAAGTGTTAAAAACGAATACATGGGCATATTCATTACGGAAAATTATAGGCGCAGAAGGTGAGTTCCTGTGTAATGATGATTGTGAATCCTTAGGCAAATACACTTCAATCATTAATGATAATTTTGTTGATGTTAATTGTTACATTATACCTAAACAAATTGCATTACAATTTTCTCCTGGTTGGTATCGTAGAGCTAGACACCCACAAGAACAACCAGAAGTAGATAGATTACTATATTGGTTTTTAACAGAAAATAAGTATTCTTGTGATACAAATGGACTATATACTATGAACTATCGTGCTGGAAATACAGAAACCTCAGTCCAAGCAGAATTCTTTAGACGAGGTAATGATATGATGAAACAGAAAATGAATGGGGAGTATCCGTGGAGAAAGATTTAATTATTGGAGTTTGTTCTGGTTATAAATTTAATGATGTATTGCCGTGGGTTAAGTCATCAAAAGAATGTGGATTTCAAGGAGATGTTGTTCTAATCACCATTGAGATGGATGAAGAAACAAACAAACAAATTGAATCCGAAGGTGTAATTGTTGTTCGGGCTAAACACAATGGCAAGATGATGATTCACATGGAAAGATTCTACCATGTACACAAATACCTATCTGAAAATCCAAATTATAGATATGTGGTTTCAACAGATGTCCGTGATGTAATATTCCAAAGAAACCCATCAGAATATTTTGATTTTTTTCTTAGAAGTATTGTGTCATCAGGTGAAGCTATTCTAATTAAAGACGAAGATTGGAATAAAAATAACATTATTAAAAACTTTGGAGAGTATTTTTACAACGATTTTAAAGATGAAATTGTACAATGTGTTGGTGTCTTAGGTGGTCAATCCAAATACATGAAAGATTTATGTTTTTACATTTATCAAATGTCATTAAACCGACCAGATTGGGTTGCCGACCAAGCAGCTTACAATGTTATTATACATAGTAGTCCATGGAAAGAACTGACACATTTTGCAACATTGGCCGATGGGTGGGCAATTAATGCTCATGTAACCAATTATGACCGCTTGATAGACCACTTTAGCCCCTATTTGTTGGAAGATAGACCAGTATTTGAAAATGGCCGAGTTAAGTCTAGAAAAAATGGTGTCGAATTCTATATTGTACATCAATATGACCGAGTGAAAGAATGGAAAAAATATTACGAAGATAAGTATGGAGTGAAAATTAAATCACAATATACTCCAGATGAAGAAATACTAACAATAAGGACAGATGTGTGAGTGATATAACAATAGTAACTGCATTTTTTGACATTGGTCGTGGCGATTGGACTCCAGATAAAGGTCTTCCACATTATCTACAACGAAGTACCGATGAATATATTAAAAGATTTTCATATCTAGCATCATTGGATAATGATATGGTCATATATACATCAAAGGAACTCGAAGCAACCATTGCAGAATGTAGAAAAGGTAAAGAAGATAAAACTGCCATTCTTGTGGTCGATTATGAAAACGAATTTAAAGATTTAAAGAATTCAGTAGATAGAATACAAAAATCTAAAGAATTCCAATCTAAAATTCATCCATCGCAAATTTCTAATCCAGAATACTGGAATAAAGATTATGTTATTATTAATTGGTTAAAAACATTTTTTGTTAATCATGCAATTCGTTCTGGTAATATAAATACAGAATTGAGTGCTTGGATTGATTTTGGGTATTGTAGGTCTATTGATACTTTAGGCGGCGCAACTAAATGGGAATATGATTTCAATCCGGAAAAGATACACTTATTCAATTATAAAGAATTTGATACAAGTAGAACAATTTTAGATGTAATTTCGACTAATGATGTTCATATATTAGGTGCCAAAATTGTGGCTGGAATACAAGCATGGGATATAATGCACCAATTAATGGCACACTCGGCCCAAGAACTAATTAAAAACGATTTAATTGATGATGACCAGACATTGATGTTAATATCCAGCTTATTAAAACCAGAGTATTTTGAATTACATAAAATACCAGACCACCAACAAGGATTAGACCCATTTATAATATTTAAAGATTATAATTCACATAAATAATAATACAATCATAGTGTATTGTATATCAAGGATTATTCATGAAATCATTTTTATCATTCCTCAATGAAGAAGTTGAGGGAGAAAAACTAAAACATATAGAACACGCTGAGGACCACCCATTAAATGATGGTGCTGCAGGATTCCATCACGCATTTGGTGCATTAACCCAAGTACACGAACACATTAAAGCAAAGAAACATGATGATACACTAGCCATGAAACATGATGGTTCTCCATCAATCGTTTATGGCCATCATCCAGAAACAGGTAAATTCTTTGTTGCATCAAAATCTGCTTTCAATAAAACACCAAAAATCAACTACTCACATTCCGATGTGGAGAAACATCATGGCCATGCGCCAGGACTTGTCAAAAAGTTAAAAGATGCTCTTGATAACTTACCAAAGATTGCACCTAAAAAAGGTGTGTACCAAGGTGATATGTTGTATTCTCATGAGGATAAACACTAATGTCTGATAAAATTTCATTTAAACCAAATACCATTACATATTCTGCTGATAAAAATTCAGAAGAAGGTAAAAAGATTGACAAATCTAGAATTGGTGTGTATACTCATACTCAATATCATGGTAAAACATTACATGACATGAAAGCTGGATTTTCTCCAGATATGTCTAAATTTAAAGAACATGATGATGTATATCATAGACATCCTGGCCACGATACGTCTAAAGTTGCATATACTCATGCCGAACAAAATACATTTCAACACCATATGGATTCAGCTAAAAAAATTCATGATGAACATGGCCATGAAATGTATAAAGGTACAGAAAAACATCAAGGCGAGGCTGGACATTTAAAGACATATATTAATCATACGGTCAGATCTGGTGAAACTCCATCACCTGAAGGATTAAAAAAACACATATCAGATAAAGCCCAAAAAGAAATTGATAAGGTTAAAACCCCTGCATCTAAAGAAAAACGTGAGACCGAAAGGTCAGACCATGTTCAACATATTGAAAAGAACCATGAACACTATTCAAATTTATTAAAGATGCACCAACATCTACAAAAAGCAAAAGATACATTAACTCATGTACTAAGTAAAGATACCGGTGGTCTTGATCACCACATTAACGGAGAAAAAACAAAACCTGAAGGCTTTGTTGTTAATCATAAAGGTCAACCAACAAAATTGGTAGATCGTAAAGAATTCTCTAGAGCTAACTTTTTACCAAGGAAATAATAATGCAGACATTTAAATCATTTATAGTTGAAGAAATTCTTTTAGAAGAATTAGAAAATTTGCTTAATGAAGCTAAAGATGATGCATCTAAAGTTGGCGGGGCGTCTAATAATACTAAAGGTGTTTTACATGAACTTCTTGTTGGCCATCACCTCCAAAATGGCACACACATGGCGTCACACCATCTTGTTGATGAAAAAACTGGTAAAAAACATTCTCCGGAAGAAGCCCACGATATATTAAAATCTAGAATTCATCCGGAAGATTATAAAAAAATTAATTCCAGAGCAAAATCTGCTGCGGAACACATTAAACATAATATAATTGACACAAAATATGAAATTGTACATGTACATCATACATCTAAACCTGGAGATACCGAAAAGGAAACAGGAATTCCAGCATCACAAAGACACGATTCATCCGATGTATATGTTACTACTAAACACAAAAAAACAGGTAAAATTAAAAAATACGGAATTAGTTTAAAGGTTAGTGATAAATCAAGTAGTAAAGTTCCTTCATCAAATCTTGGTATGAATTCTGCTGGAGAAAAAGCTCATTCTTTATTCACAGAACACCAAAAGAAAATTAAAGCTAAATATCCAGAATTAGCCCATATGAAAGCTAATAAAGAAGCAGGCCATGAAACGGCTGCAGAATCAAGAAAAGATTGGGCTAGAAAAAATCCAGAAAAACATAATGACATAAAATCGGAAAATAGAAAACTTTTAGCTAATGTTGCTCATCATCATGCGGCTGAATTGCAACATCATTTAGATAGTGGAAATCATGAACATGTAATTAACCATATTCGTGATGTACTTGCAGCTAAACATACCCCTGCTGAACAAGCAGGCAAAGCAACATTCAATAAACACACCACATATGTAACTGCTAAAGGAACTCAACATTCTATTTCACATCCTGGAACAGCACATGAACACATTTTAAAAGATCACAAAAATATTAAAGTTAAAGCAATTGGTGGCTCTGTTCATTTTTATCATACCCATCCAGAAACCGGTGTTGAGAAAAAATTTGCTAGTCAAGGTCATAAGTTTAGTTCTCAAAGTGACCCATTAAGTACAATAGTAAGTTCAGGTAAAGAAGCATGAAATCGTTTAAAACATTTATTGCTGAAGAAACTAAAGGTTCATTACATGTATTTGATGTAGATGAAACTTTATTCAAAACTCACGCTAAAATTCATGTAAAAAAAGGTGATAAAACGGTTAAGACATTATCTAATGCTGAATATAATGACCACAAATTACCTACTGGCCATCATTATGACTATCATGAATTCCGTGATGCTGAGAAGTTTCATAAAGATTCTGAACCAATGCCTAAAATGTTAAATAAAATGAAGGCAATTCATAAAAATATTCAGAAATCACCACATCATAAAGTTATTATCAACACTGCCAGAGCTGACATGGACGATAAGGATAAGTACTTAGATAAGTTTAAGAAACATGGTGTTCCTATTCATGATATTCATGTACATCGTGCAGGTAATTTACCAGGTGATGATTCTGTCGCTGAAAAGAAAACAAAAGTAGTACATGACCAATTAACAAAAAAACCATATGCAAAAGTTCATATGTATGATGATTCTAAGACAAATTTAAAACACTTCTTAGGATTAAAAGATAAGCATCCAAATACAGAGTTTCATGCACATCATGTACAAGATGATGGCACAACCAAAAAATTTAAGGGTTAAAGAATGAAAGGTTTTCTAGATTTAGTAGAAGAACAAACCAAATCGGTGGCCATGTTGTATGGTCGCATGAATCCTCCTACTGCCGGACATGAAGAAAACATTAATGGGCTTAAAGATTTGGCCAAAAAACATAATGCAGACCATGTCGTTGTTGCATCACATTCACATGATTCTAAAAAGAATCCTTTATCTCCAGAAGATAAGGCTAAACATTTAAAACGTGCATTTCCTGATACCAATATTCAGGTTGCAACTAAAGAACATCCTACTATCATTCATCACGCTAAGAAATTGCATCAAATGGGATATACCCATCTAATTGTTGCTGGTGGTGGAGATAGAGCGCACGAATACCACAAATTGTTACACAAATATAATGGTCCTGGTAAAGAATTCAATTTCAAAAAGATTGAAGTTAAATCTACCGGTGAAAGAAAAGAAGGTGTATCTGGTACGGATATGCGTAATCATGCTAAGAATGGCGATTATCACTCATTCAAAGGTGCATTACCATCTAGGTTGAAAGGTAATGACAAACACGCAAGAGATTTATACAAAGATACTCGTAAAGGTATGGGCATTAATGAAAATGTAAATCGTGGATTATTTAAGGCAATCTTTGTAACTGGCGGTCCTAGTTCAGGTAAAGATGTTATTATTCGTGAAGCCATTGCTGAACAAAAATGTGTAGAGATTTCAGTATCTCAAGCATATGATTTTGTGGCTAATAAGAACAATTTACATGAATTCTCAAAAGATTATAGATTACAAGGAATTCAAAATAGAAGTCCTTTAATTATTAACGGTACTTCTGATGATGAAAAAATCTCATATATCAAAGAAGAATTGGAAGAATTAGGATATGAAACATTTATGGTATTTGTTAATACTACAAATGAAGTATCTCAAGAAAGAAATAAACACCTATCTAGAGTAATGCAAGAATCTATTAGATTAGATAAATGGAACAATTCACAAGATAAATTAAATTTATTCCTAGAACAATTTGATAACTTTATGACATTTGACAATACAGTAGATTTCCAAACTGCAGATGTTTTACAAATTGAGAGTAAGGAAGTGGAATTGTCCGAAGTGTTACATTACACTAATTGGTTCTTAGATAAGAATATATTGTCTCCAATCGCCGAAGATTGGATGATTTCACATCGCAAATTTAATATAAATGAAATATTTAATAAGGAGTTTAATAATGATACAATTAATGAGAACACTTTTAAACCTAATTCTAAAACCAAGTATTGCACGCACGGCAGATTGCTCATTGATAACAATTGCACCGTGTGTCAAATGCTCAGAAAACAAGGAAAGCCCGATGACGTTAGAGACGGAGACGTTGCCAACAATTCAGGATACTCCAATAGAACCTACGAAGGAACTGAGCAAACCATTAAGTACGCCAGAGCCCCAAAAGAACCAAACTTCCAGCAAGACAAGGAAAAGAAAAAACAACAAAAAGGCTACTACACCAAAGACCCAATGAGTCCAAATCTCAAAGGAACTGGAGTAGGACCTACATATGACACTAGAGGTCAAGGCACTGTATATCCTATGTCTGGTTTAGGTAATGCAATGTATAGAGAAAGTAAGTCATTTTTAAGTTTTAGAAAAGTAATTACCGATTCTGTGGACTCTCCATCTACGGAAATGGGCGTTTCGGGTGGAGAAACAGGCGCATCAAATAAAGAACCTATGGAAACGCCGGCAGATAAATATGCACAAGCTGGTATAACAATAAAAAAGAAAAAAGGATTAAATAATGTTCGCAAATAAATTTAAAAATGATGCCATATCTAAATCGGTATTAGATGTATTAGAATCTACTGTTGTACCAGAACAGATTGATGAAAGTATTCCTTCTGGTTATCAAAATCGAGATGGTAGACTTATTCCAAAAATAAATAAAAAAATGAGTGCTCATGACCACGGTTATGATTATACACATCAATCTATTGAGGATGCTCCATCCAAATCTTCAATACATAGTCAACATAAAGAAATAATGAATGATAATCCACATCCAAAAGGAAGTAAAGAACATTCCGATTGGCTAGCTGGTACACATAAAGCTAAAGCTGATGTCCTTAAAATGTGGGAAGAAGTCCAAGTTGATGAATCTACTGTTGTGCCAGAACAGATTGATGAATTAAAAAAATCAACATTGGCGTCATATGCAAAAAAAGCATCTAGTTCAAGTGATGAACGCTCTGCTTCAAACCTATCATCAAGAGCAGCCGTAAAATTAGCACAATCATTTGAAGATGGTAAAGATGATGGTGAAAAAGAAGATAAAAAATCATTCCAACGCTCAAAAGGCATCGGTCGTGCTATTGATAGACTGACCAAAGAAGAAGTAGAACAAGTTGATGAATCTATTGATTTGCCGTTTGGGTATAAAATGAAAATGAAACATAGTGAAAAATATCGTATTCACGACCCAAAAGGTTTACATATTGGAGATACCACGCAAGAACCTGATGGTAAATGGAGATACCATACAGGTAAAAGTTCCAAATGGGACGGAACAGAAAATCACCCAGATTATATAACCGGTAGAGTTGGTTCCAAAAAAGCAGCCGGCATAACTATAGCTAGTACACACCACGATATCAAAGAAGAAGTAGAACAAGTTGATGAAATATTTCATAAAGTTCCAAATACTAAGGCTGCTTGGGATTATATGGATAAAAAGCGTGAAGTTCGTAATGCCGAACATGAAAAACAAGACCCAAAAATGGCAAAACATTATGCTAAAAATATGGTCGATACTGCTAAAGCTGCCAAAAAGGCAAAAGAACGTGGTATCAAAAAAGATGTTAATGATTTTGGTTGGCAAGTTCGCAACGGTGTTCAACGTGGTAAATTACCAGAAGAAGTGGAATTAGATGAAGCCCAAGAAATTCATGGTGTATATAAAGGACCAGGAAATACAATGGCCTTTCATAATAAAAATTACAAGGAACCAGGCGTAAAACATGAAATTTTATGGCATGATGGTAATAAAGTAACTCATACATCAAAACATGATAGTGCGGAAGATGTACATAAAACATTAACTGATAACAAATATGTTAAAGAATCCAAAGATACAGAAACTAAAGATGCATCAGGTAAAGTGACCTCATGGTCGCACGAAGGTGACTGGAAGAAATCATCAGGTAAACAAGGTCAAGGTAAAGTAAATCACCTAAGTGATTTGGCTCGTAGAAAAACTGCCAAATTGGCCACGAAAGAAGTTGGAGAGTTGGATGAACTATCAAAAAAGACTCTAGGAAGTTATGTTAAGGCTGCATCTAAAGACGCAGAAGAATCTGGTAGAAACCAAGAATACTATGGTGACCAATCCGACTATGACAGAGGTGCCAAACGCCAAAAAGGTATTTCTAAAGCCGTAGATAAGTTGACCAAAGAAGAAATTGAACCAATTGAAGAATTGTCTAAAACCACATTAAAATCATACAGAGATAAAGCAACAAAACATATGGTCGATAAAAAAGCTGAGTTGGGTATGAGAATGGGCACTAAAGCTGATTGGAAGAGAATTCGTGGTATAGAAAATTCTTCAAGTAAAATTGGCAGTAAAAATGAATCTGTTGAACCACTTGATGAACGTGAAGAAAGTCCAACAAAAGGAACTCGTAAAGTTGCTTCTTATGGAGATGATGGCCACCGTGCAGAAGTTCGTTACAATCCGGAGTATCAAGAGTATCAAGTACATCACTACAAAGATGGTAAACATCAAGGAGAAGGTCCTGTGTCATACCATGGTGATGATAAAGAAGATGCTCATGATACAGCAAAATATTCAGTAAGTGTTAAATAAGAGATAAACAGGAATAATATGAACTTAACTCATACAATTAGAGATTTGATGGAACTAAAAGGTTCTGGTGATTTTCAGTCAACAGATGGCCAATTTACCACTAATGTAGACCAACCAGATTTGGCCAAAAAAGAAAAGAAACCAGGAAAAACTATGACAAATCCTGATGACCAATCTGGCGCAAAATATCAAATGGAAGAAGTGGAATTAGAAGAATCAAAATTAGACAAGAGTATATATAATGTCAATGTACATTATACAGCACCAGAAAAAAATTACACAAAAACTCACAGAGTAACTGTATCAAGAGGTGATGACGAAGATGCACGTATAACAGCGGCAGTCTCTAAACATCTTGGTGATGAACCACATAAAATTGTCGGAAAAACAAAAGGACAGTTCAATAGAGCAAAACCTAATTTAAATAAAGGTATTGAAGAATCTACGGAATACCATACTCATGGATATTTGTCCGCTGAAGTTGAACCTGGTTCTAATGATAAAAATGAAGTTAAACAATTACATAAATCTGTTGCTGAAATTGTCAATCAACATGGCGGAAAAATTCATGATATCGACCCAGTTAGAAATGGGGGTGTTACTATGCACGTTTCTGGACCAAAAACAATGCACTCACAAATTAAAAAAGTAACTGATGACTATGAACATATTGGGGCTAATCATGAAATAGATTTAAAAGAAGGTCCAGTAAGCAATGGTAGTCAATTAGACCAATATTTAACTTCATTGGGATGGAATCCAGATACTATTTCATTCTCCAAAAAACAACATTATGCTCAATCTGATGCATTTAAACACTGGATTCAAACTCATTTCCGTGAAAGTGTTGATGAATCTGCACCAAAAAAGGTACTTAGTGATAAACTAAAACAAATTTTAGATAGAACTAAACCTAGTGGTCCTAGTTCACAAAGTCCGGAATGGCATGCCGCTCGAAAAAAAAGATTACAATCAAAACCTGAATTAAAAGAGTCTGATGAAGTGTCGCATTTAATTAGTGCCAGAGAAATCATTGGTCGTGCCAAAGGAGATGAGGGTAATAACCAAGAATATTTGGATTTCCTAAAACATCTTCGTGATAAATTTGGTAAAGATTATTCTACTAAAATACACCAATCAGCATCTAAATTTACTGAAGAAGTTGAATTAGAAGAAGGTCTTAAAGTAGGAGATGATGTGGCCGCCCAAGTTAATTCAGCATCTACTGTATTTGGTAAAGTACATAGAGTTGGTCAAACTGGTGTACATATCATTGTTCGTGGTCAAAAAGAACCAGAATTCTATCCACATAAATCAGTATATCCATCTTCTGAATATGAGAAACGTAATCCAAATCCATATGAAAAACCACAAAAGAATTTGAAAGAAGAAGAATTGGATGAAGCAAAATCTGGTTATACCATTTATCATCCTACATATTCATCTGCTGTCCAACATGCACATGAACATTTAAAGAAAAAAGGTTTAGAGATATCTGATGATAATTGGTTCCATCATGTAAATTCTGGACCTAAGAAACCAGGTGAAGGTCAAACAAATCGTTTAGATATTCCATTACACAAAGATGGCGTAGAAACTAAAAAACATGCTCACATTCAAGTATATAATCGTGGTAATGATGTTAAAAATGCCTACGAATTGAATTTGTATCATGAATCCGTAAATGAGGACAAATATCAAGATGCTCAAGCTGCCACACAAACTACTGGTATGGAAGTGGAAAATTCTAATTCTAATTTGGCTCGTAAAAGAGAAATGTCAAAATCGGCCAGATTAATTAAAAGTCTATACAAACATCATAAAATGGCCGAAGATATGTATGACCATGAGAAAGAAGATAAGTCTGTTAAAGGATTTAAAAAACCTAAAATAGATAAAAATGATGGCACTGGAGAATCTTTTGAGGATGATAAAACTGAAGCAAAAATTACCATTT